GTCTTCCCCCGTGCAGGACCTATTCTCAGTCAAGCACAGTTTCAGACACATCCACGCAACCATCCGCAAATATTGCGAACCCAGCATAATTCTGGGATTCTTCAGTAAGCCAATTAGTGGGTTAACGTCACCGATTACGAAAGACTACTTCGTCCCAGAGTTTGTACTCCCCTGGTTCTGAAATTAGTGCTTCCACGGCCCAATCACGGGCCAGTCCACTATCAAGAGTGCCGCCAGCATAAGCGGTTGTCGTTTTCCGCCACTTTGCGTCAATTTTCTCTGTTAAATAGTTAACTCCACTATCTGAAAATCCTGGCCAGGTAGTTTGTACATAAGCAATATAGTCATCAACGAGCGGATTGCCACGTCCACCGCTAGAAATAACATCTACGACTCTTGCGACGTCGTATAAGCGCTTTGGGGGTCCTCCTCCAAGTGTTAAGTTATCGTAGCCCTTTAAGAAAGGTTCCACGGAAGCGAAAATCGCGGCATCTGTGGCGTCACGTTCAGTCTGCAATAGTGACTTGTACAGTCCTATTGGATTACCGTGACTAACCTGTGCCTGGGGTTGGAAGTTACGTTTTAGGAAGAACGGCATGTCGATCATCTCGATTGACGTCCCTTCGAACTGTCCCATGTAGGTACGGTCATTCGGATCTGATACCATTGTCTTGTCAGGATGCATTTCCATACCAAGACTTTTGAGATCCTCAGAGCAGGGGCCCATCAATAAATCCTCCAACTCATGGGGTTCCATGTTATTATGGATGTGTATTCCATCGTCACTAAGAACCTTCCGGAGAGTAGGTTTCATGTGGTACTTCTCTTCCCACCAGTAATACAGTACCATGTGTATAATGGAACCGAGGAATTGGGTCAACGGGTGACCACTCCAAAGTCCATTTGACATTGTGAACGTATGCGTGGGTGATACGCGAAGCTTGCTAGGTTTGGAACACTCATAGATAAGTGCACCAATAATGTTACGGAAATGATTGTGGCTCTGGAGGAAATCAGATTCCAAGAAACAATCATATATCAGATCGAACCACTGAGGGGCGATGGAACGATCGAATTTCTTCAAATCGTCAGCCCCAACTGCGGTGGCATCAGCCAACGCATTTGCGAATTCATCCGCCATTAGGTCCAGCGGTTCCCACGCAATAGGAGATCCACCCTTGAGTGGATCCATGCATGCTGTGGCGTACGCGCCTGGAATCTTCCAGAGTAGACGAATACCGTGTATCAAACGGTCTGTCGCTCTGAAGAACATTGTATAAACACGATCGTTCATACCCTTGACCGAGCCAGGGTCCATTGAAGCAATCTCTTCCAGCTGTTCTCGTGTTACTGAAGTTGCAAGTTTATACAACCAGTCCCGAGTATTGGGATAGTCTACCGCCTCCATTCGCTCCATTGAGATGGGCATATAATAGGGGTGACCTGAGTTTCTATTTGAATTAAACTTAGCCTTCCACGTGTCAAACTCCTCTATCGTAGGGAGATCCGCGTGCTTGTAAGCTTCATTCAGCACTTCAAATACCTTCATGACATGAGGACGCAGTTGTTCAAACCGTTCCTGTGGTATGTCACGGGGTGCCGTATTAGACTCGCTGTAAATATAAGCGGTCTTAATCAGTCCGTTAAGCTCCACGTCCGATTTAGAGACGTGTCTACTTTCCCAGTCTTTCTCCATCCAATAGCTCCAACTTGGAAGTCCGGCGACGGAGTCTGCGTATTTGCGCATAATTGTCTCCATTTCTCGTGACCCCTTGTGAGCTTGGTTAGATTTGACCTCGTAGTATTCTTTACCCATAATAGTGTGGATCATCTGGGATTTAGATTTCCAGACTCTCTCTTGAACTCGAAGTAATGATTCGAAGTTGGTAAGAACGTCATCTCTTTCAAGTATGACGCCCGATCCCGTAAGCCCTAGTCCTAACTCAGATCTGAGGAAACGACGTGCTACCTCGTCTCGCTCAAGCTGGCTAGGTTCGTTCTTCTGTGTAGCAGTGATAGATTTCAAAAGAATCCCTCTGTGCATGAGCCAGAAAACTCATCACTCACTATGGTGTTTCGCCTCTTTTGACAGGAAACAGTGGTTGGGCCTTTGGACGCACGACCAATGCATTGTGTCGGAAACAGCGTAAAACCTAGTAGCATGTATCTTCCTCCGGTTGCTGGAGGACGCTAGGTTGTCCGTTATTAACAGATACCAGCGCGAATTCTAGAGCGTGAACCTCGTGGCTACGAGAACTCAGAACCGAGACATAAAGGATAATATCAATCCTAACTCCGTCGATGACAATCGGCGGGGAACAATCCACA